AGTTGCGCCTGTAGCGGCGGCTCCGCCGCCTATGCCTAATGCTGAGCCTATGCCTCCAATTAATGCTCCAATGAAGGGCTGAATGAGCGATAGACGCTCAAACAGCTCTAGTGGATTGTATATATATAAAAATATACGCATTAGAAGTGGTCAATTAATCCTGGGACGGAGTAGGTAGGCATTGCGCGTGCAGTTTTGCAGTTGATGTATGCGTCTAGTATGAAGTGTGGTTCTGTTTGAACAGCGATTGCTCGTGTGATTGGTGGGTTGTCTTCAATGAATGTTTCATTGAGTAGTGGTAAGTTTGCGAAGTCCTGACTTAAGTGCCATGTCTCAAGTGATGCTGCCGCATCTGAACGAAACTTGGATGTGATCTTAGAGATACCGTAACGGTATTCTGACCAACGTTCCTGATAGCCAAAGGTGCCTTCGTCAGCATTTGTGCCTTGTGCGAAGATTTCTTTGTTTTTGATTTCCTGTTCGCCTAAGTGGGCGAGAGTAGGCCAGTAAAAATCGTATTTAGTGCGGCGTGAGAACATGCGGTTTACGCCTTTTTGATATGTGAGATCGGCTCTTGCTGATACAAGACCGATTACGATGCCGTGTTCAGTAAAGGATTTTGTAAATCCGTCTTTATTTGATGCTACGGTGCCAAGTGCTCCGAGTGTGCCTGCTGTTGAAGCTGTGGTATCATAAGATTGTGGAGCGCTAGTGACAGCTACTGGTTGGACTTGAACTCGTGATGTTGAGCCTCCGAGGAATTCGGGGCGTTGTAGTCGTGCGTCTGGGCTAGTGACGTTGAAGTGGCTGCGGACGATTTCTGTGTATCGTGTGCCGCCGCGTGCGTCTTTTTCTGCTAGGCGTTGTAGTTGGAATGCCTGGCGAAGTGAGTTAATTGTGGATGCTGTTGCACCAGATAAATCTGCGGTTAGATTAGAATTATCTAAAGTTAAACCTAAACCAGATGAATATGAAAGGTTACCAGTTTGTGAGCCTTGGTTAAGTAAAACATTGGCGTTCTGAACTTGTAAGATGCCTTTATCAGTTGTAAAAGCACCATTTGCATTGATGGTTCCTGTTGCAATTCCAGTGATTGGTGCTGATACTCCAAGTGGTAATTCTACACCTGGACCTTTCTGTGGCCAAGGTAGGGCTGATGTAAAGTAGTCGTGACGTTTGCCGCGGCGTAATAATGAATAGTGGTTGTCTGAGAGATTGTCGGGGCCGTCGCCTTTATTAACTGTTACTGAGTCTTGAAGGTTTTGATCTCGAAACCATTCGTTCCAGATAAGATTGTAAGCTCTGTGCCAGAGAGCTGATACAGAGAGTCCTGTTGCTTGGGCGGCTATGGGTAGACCAAAGTAGTCTTCTATTGAGCCTTCTGCAAAGCCTGTATTGTTGTTGTCGACTAGTTGCGGAACGAGATAGTCTGTGCTGTCTGTTGGGTTGTCTTGTTGACCCATGAATTTCTTGAAATTGTCCCAGAGTAAGCGATTGGGAACAAAGAAATAGTGAGTATCAAGGAACATATTGTCCATGATAGGGTGTAGTGGTGTGGCTAGACGGCCAAAGAGGGTGGTATTTACGTTGAATGAGTCTCCTGGTAAGACTTCGTCTACGTAAAAGGGTATAAGCTTTCCTGCGTCGAAGGTGGTTTTATGTTGGTGTGTCCTGTCAAATGAGGAGCGTTCTGTTTCAACCTTTGGTGTTTGGCTGAATTGGTGTGTCATATTAGATTGTGGCATAATTTTTTAACTTAGAATTGGTAGCTTAATGTCTTGCAGACGGCTTTTGTTAATTTCGCTTTGCTCAATTAGTGTCAGTGGGGACAGTTACAACAAGAAGGGCAACTGTCCCCGGATGACCTAACCTGATACTTCGCTTTCGCTAAGAGTTGTTTCTGGAGCCGCTTTTTGCGTATTTTCTGGTATGTTTTCTGGCTCAGAAGTTGGTTTAGGTGCTAGACCGAGCTTGATGGCTTCGTCTAGGTTTGTTTCGTCATCGAGAAAGTCCATGAGATCGGACACGTTGTTTCCGAATTTTTCTCTGACGTCTGATGGTAATTGCTCGAATTCGGCGTTCGCCTGGGCAATTAGATTGTGTGCTTGCGTGAAGTCGGATACTTCGGAGAAATCCCCGAAGAGTGGTGTGCGGCTGCCAACTGGCATTGCTCCGCCGTTCATGCAGCGTTTAACTATGTTATTGATATTTGCTTCGTCAGCAAATTCGCTTTTTGTGCGTGTTTTAGTTCCTTTAAAGGAAAGAGCGGTATCTAGTCGTTCGATTACCTGGTCTATATGTTGTGGTTCCATTTTAGCTTTCTACGTATTCTGTGAATGTTGGAGTTTCCTCTGAAGTAGGCTTATTTGTAGCCGTTGAGAGGTAGTAAGGTTGATTTTCTGGATGTAATTCGCCTGATTGATCGTCGAAGGTTGCAAGACGGTATAGAGAGAAGTCTTGAGGGTTTTGGCTGATTGTCGTATTCGTATCAGAAGAAGCTTGCTCAAATGAGCGTTGTGCGACTTGGTCGTTGATAGAGAAGAAGGGCGCTGAGAAGACATTAGCTTTAGCGTCTTTAATTGAGTAGGCATTTTGTATCATTGGTTGGTTTTTTTTGGTTATTTATGGTTTTATCTTGTTTTGGTTATTGTGTAAGACGCTTTTTTACAGCGTTTTATACGAAAGTGGCGCACAATATATAGTATGTGGAATTCGATTTTACGCACTATCCCCTAAAACGGTGAGGATAGTGGATAGTTGGTCTGGTGCGTAGTGGCCAAGTAGGGCCACTGCAATTATTGTAAGAATATATTTTGGATTAGCTTTTGATTTAGCTATTAATGAGCAGATGACTTTCATTGATGAAGTGGGCGTAATTGTTGTTTTGATTTGGCGTATTTTATCTCTTCTTTGATAGGAAGTCTAGTGTAATCGCCGTAATCGTCGAATTTTTTTATGTTTTGAATGCGATGGCCTTTGATGGCCTCGTATTGTTCTGGATTATCCTGGTAGAGTAGGTTGTCGTAGAATTTTGGTGGGGTCATTTTTTGCCCCCTGGAGACGACAAAGTCGTCTGGGTATATTTCGTGTTTATATTTATCGTAGTAATCGCGGCCTATGCCTGGGCGACGTGACATAGTGTTATATTCTGGTAATTTGTTTCCGTAGTGGTCTGCAGCAGGCATGCCTGTTACTTTTTTCATTATGTAACGCGCACAATATGCGGCTGTTTCGAAGTTGGCTTCGCCTATGAGTGTGTGGCCTTGGTGTTGCCAGGCCTTGTCTAGTATGTCGCTTGAGAAAAGTTTGTGTTTTTTACTGTTTTTAAAGTATTTTTTGTCAGGAAAGTCGTATCCGAATAATATTGCATGATGATGTGGGCGGCCGAGTTCATCGCCGTATTCCCCGCAGTGATAGTATCGTATTTTTTGAGATGTGTTTTTTCTGAGCCGCTTCATGAAGTTTTGAAAGTCGGCTTTAACTAGAGTCTGGTCAGGATCTAGGTGTTCGTCATCGAAGGTTAGGGTGATGAAGCAATTTTGGTCGTGCTGTTTAATTTCGTGTGTGCATCTGAGTGCCCATTGCCTTGATTTTTCTAGGCGGCAGCCAATACATTGGCCACACGGGAGTTGCACGGGTAAATCTGTATAAGCGTTTGCTCGGTTGAATGTGACAGACCATTTGCCGTCTATTCTGCCCCCCTTGTGACGGTAGGCCGTCAGTGGGTGGTAGCAGGGCATTTTTAAAGTCTTGTTCCACCGCGCATCATGACTGGATTGACGGTGCTTAGGTTAATAGATTGTGTGCGAGATGCTCCTCTGGAGAACATCTTAGAGCTTTTTTTGCGTGATAGTGATTGTCTGTATTTCATTAGCGTGTTAGTTCCTTGAGTTGAATTCGTTTTGAGGTTCGTGTTGATTTTGGCATATTCTCATATTTGCTTTTAATGCCATTAATTATATTAGTTATTGCGGCAGTGCCCCAGTCGGCCATGCCTCCGAGGTTTCTGCCTGTGATAGATGAACCGAGTGCTTTAGTAGTCGCTGAGCCAGTAAGTAATTCTGGGCGTTTAGCGATGAGTTTATTTTGTGCTTCAATGAGATTTGCCTCTGATGTTTTGATGCGTGCGTCTGCTGCTGAACTAGCAGTTTGAGCGATGATATTTTTTGTTGATGCAGTTTTATTAGCTATTTCGGCCGCGGCCGATAATTGAGCAGGGCCTGGATTATGTGCGGCTCCGCCTGGAGTGCTTGCGCCTCCTTGTGAGTATGCTAACATTGGATTGAGTCCTGCGGCTCGCATATCTGCCATTGCTCGTTGATAGGAGGTGTTGGACATTTGCTCTTGAAATGCCATTTGTTTATCAGCTGAACGTTGCCCGAAAGCTGAAGAAACAGCTGAGCCTAACACAGAAGTGCCAATAGTTTTAGCGGCTGTGCCTATAGTTGCGCCTGTAGCGGCGGCTCCGCCGCCTATGCCTAATGCTGAGCCTATGCCTCCAATTAATGCTCCAATGAAGGGCTGAATGAGCGATAGACGCTCAAACAGCTCTAGTGGATTGTATATATAT